CCTGCTGTTAGTGCATTACATATTGCCATTTTGATTATATTTTTTTGTATAAGAAAAGCCCGCCTCCATATTAGGCGGCGGGCTTTCTTTTGTTATTATTTGATTGTAGATTATGCTGTGATTGCAGCAACGATTGTTGGGTCTACTTGCCAAGCTTGTAAAGGTTCCATAGCAGTGAAAGTCACCGTATATCCGTTTTTGTCAGCTTTTGCAGTTCCCGAACCACCCTCAATCGCAGTTACATAAGAACCCTCTGTGTATCCAAACAACCAGTAGTTTCCATTACTATCAAGAACAATCAAACGAAGTTGTTTTTGTCCTGCGATTAGTTTGTCAATGAAAGTTCTTTTAGTAGTCTCTCTTCTAGAAAGTTCTAATGTTACAACTTGGTTGAAGTAAGTTGTTCCGTTAGCAAGGTCAACTGCTACCGTTTCTGTAAAGTTACATACATTTTTGTTGGTTTTCACTTCGTAGAAATCGCCAGAAATCATAGTTATAGCGTCAACCCAGTCTCCTGTTTGAGGAGAAGTAGCAGCACCAATCGTTATTCCAGAAAACGCTACGTTGTCAAAATCCGTAATAAAGATTTTGTTTACACCACCTGCGTTGTTGTCACACGATTTGTCAAGGCCTGCCGATAAAGCATTACATATTGCCATTTTGATTATTATATTTTTTTCTATAAAGGGGCCGAAGCCCCGTTATTTGTTTTTATTTTATTAGTTGTAGAATACGATTTCGCTTCCGAAAATATATCCAACCCCAAATTTGAATTCTCCGACCATGCGCACTACTGGAACCCCACTCGTTTGCTTCTGTGGCAAAATCATAATGTCCTCAAAATCCGACATCAAGTCAGTCAATAAAAGTAAGTTTGATTTTCTAGCAGCAACCATTTTGTTAGTTGAAATACCAGGAGCAACAGACAATCTAACATTCAAGAAATGTAGTTCTCCGTAGTTTTGCATGTAGTATGCTTCGGCAGAAGCAGACGCTAATGCAGCTCTGTAAAATCTATGTGCTGATGGAGATAAGAAGATACGTAAGTCTTCTGCGTCAATAACCGTGTTAGAAATAGCGTTATATACTTTTGTCAATTCTGCGATAATGTTAGAAGCAGATAATGTTCCAGCAGCAACATCAACAACAGCAGCGTCAGCTAAAAGTTGTTTCTCTAAACCGTCGCAAAGAGCTAATGGGTAAGAAGCAGTAGCTGTATTACCTTGCCATACTAACTTTTCAGTATCAGCAGAGATTTTTTCAGCAGACCTTGCAAGTAAGAAGCTTTCAACACTATCTGGCATAACTTGGTCGCTATTAGAACCTGGTCTCAATAACTCGGATAAATAGTTTACCTCAAAAGTTCTTTGACAGTATTCCAAGTTGATTTTTATAGGACATACCTCAAAAGTTTTTTGAGATAAAGTTCCTTCGCCCGTAGACGAGAAAGAACAATCAGCGTCTTGAAGAATGTTTCCAAGGTCAAGTTGTCCTAGTTTTACCTTTGATTTCACATTAGGTATTAGTTTGAACTCGCTTTTTGAGTTCCCTGTAAGTAAAGCAGCAGCGTAGAAACCTTCCAAATCTTTACCGTAGTAAGTTGTGTTGTCTGTGAACGCAAGCTTGAAGTTTGACTTATTCATTTTGTTTTCGTTTTTTTTTCGTTTATACATAAAGTATAAATCTTTATCTTTTCGTAGATTTTAGAGCTTCTATTCTGCTGACAATCGCCGCTTCCTTTGCTTCTCTTTTCATTGTGTTGTCGTCTCTCTTTACGATTGACGGAGCACCAGCCATTGAGCTAAGTAACTCTATTCTGTTTTCAAGTTCTGTGATTTTAGAAAGGTTTTCTGCATTAGTAGTTGCTTCCTCTTCCGTAGTCTCTACATTTTCTAACTTGTCAAGTCTTGTAGATAACTCAGCCATTATACCTCTCAATTCCTCAAAAATAGGCATTACCTCTGCAAGAACATCAGTAGCTGCCGGTGTAGCAACTTCCGCTGCCTCAACCTCAATCTCTGGTGTTTCTTCTGCGATTGAAAGAATAACGCCATTTACATCCAATGTAATAACTCTTCCGTCTTCCAGCATATGTGCTCCTTCTGGTGCAACAATAGTCATTGCCTCATCAGTAAATAATGCTGTTCCAACCGCAACTTCTGCACCATCATAATATAAGGCAACACCCTCATTTGTTTTGATTTCCATAAGTTTTGTGTTTTTATTTTTATCTTCCATTTCGGAAGTCATTTCTATTAGTTCAGTTCCTGCCATTATCTCAACAGAGAAACCTTTCACTCTTTCAGTTTTTACTTCTGTAAGCCAAAAGTCTTCGTCTTTTACTTTGACACCACCAAACCAAGTTCCTTTTGGAAGTTCAAATCCAAAATCTTTTGACTTATCGTTTTCTCCTGTAATCCAATTCTGTAAAAGAACTGCCTCTACTTTCTTATCGGAGTGTTGGAAGTTGAATACATCACCAAGTTTATTCTCATTGTATTTATCAGCGATTGTTTGAATTGTATCTTCGTCAAATACAATGTTATACTCGTTTCCTTTTTCGTCTCTTCTAAATATGAGTTTGTTAGGAATAAGCATAGGTCCGAATAACATTTGCTTGTCTTTGTTTGCCGAGAAGTAAAGTTCTTCTATTTTTGCAAGTTTTATCCAATCAACCTCAATGGCCGGTTGGTCTACCAATGAGACTGCGTATACGCCTGTCTCGCTGTCGTCTGGGTTGACAACTATTTTATAGGTAGGTATTTTCTTTTCCATATATCAAAAGTATATTTTTTGTGTTTTTCGTAGATTTTAGAACTTTGTCCTGCGTTCCACCTTTGCTTGTTTTTCTTGTGCGTTGCTGATTGTGTTTTCTTGAACTGTAATCTGTTGAGAACTCATTGCGTTTCCAATTGCTTGTATACTTGATTGGTCTAAACTAACGACAGCAGAAGAGTTCACAACGCTGACGCTTTGTATGTTTGCTCCTGGTGGCATTATTATACCTCCACTTTTTAGATTAGGTATTGCGACACCACCACCTGCTTGGTTGATTGCTGATAAAAGTGGAGCATACATTTTTGTTGATTTGGCATTGATAACACTTTCACCATTGGAAAGATTTGCTTTTACCTTATCGTCTTTCGGTCCGCCAGGTCCCATTACAAGACCACCAGTAGCATACGAAGGAACAAATTCTTGCATTGCGACAGCAGCAGCAGCAAGACCACCTTGTGTTGCTAAAAACGCAGCCATAGGAATACCAAAAGGTCCAGCAGTTCCCCAAGCCTTTGCAATAGCAACGGCATACTCAATAGCAATCTGTGCTAAACTATTGTATTTCTGTGCCTGAAATTGCTTTTCCGCAAGGTCATTTTGCTCTCTTCTTCTTTCATTTTCTGCTTGGTCTCTACGAAGGTCAAACTCTTCTTTTATATCAATAGCCTGCTGTTCGGCAGCAGTCCTGTTTGCAAGAGCATCGTCATAAGCCTTTTCCTCTTCGTCAATAAGAGCAATCCTCGCATCAAATCTTTGTTGGCTCAATCTATCTTCCTCTGCATATTGTTGAGCGAGCCATTGTAGATAAACATCCATTGCTTGTTTTTCTAAATCAACCATCATTTCTATACTTTTGAAACGCTCTTCTTTTTCTTTTTCTTGTTCCGTTTTGATATAGTCTCTTCTTTTCTTTGCACTATCAACAAGAGCTTCCTGTCCTTTTTCACCATAAGACACTTCTATTACAAGAAGGTTTTGCTCGTGGTTGATTTTCATTTCTGTTTGTTTCTTATCATACTCTTCTTGTGTTATTTGACCCGCGTCAAGTTTTTTGAATAGTTGAAACAAACTTTCCTCATATGTTTGTTGTTCCAATTTTACAACATCGTCTCTTCTCTTTTTCAGTTTATCGTTTAGACCTACAAGTTGTGCCTCAAAATCAGTAGCAAGAGCATCAAGACCAAAATCTTTTGCGTCAAGTGGTTGTATTTTGAAAGACAAATCTTTATAGCCCTCAAACTTTGTTTTCAACTTTTCAAGTTCAGCAATCTGGTCCGCAGTAAGTTTTTTTGTGCTATCTGTTTGATTTGTATCAGCAAGTATTTGTGCGTTTATAGCAGCAACTTTTGCTTCTGCTGATTTTCTAACAGCATTTGTTATCTCTGTTTCTTGTGATAAAATCAAGTCATTTTTGTCTTTGTATATCGCTGCCAAAAGAACATTTGCTTTTAGACTATCAGCAACCTGGTCCTCATTTATACCTCTGTTTAGAGCAAGAACTGTTGTTGCACCTTCTAATGTAAGTGCCGCAGTTCTTTCTTGCGCAGTTGTAATGGTTTGATATATTTCACCTGCTCTATTTTCAAGAGTTACTACTAGTTTTCTTCCAAAATCATCCAGTTCGGTCTCTATAATCTGTCCGTCTTCTTTTATTTCACTTATTAGACCTTCTATAAAACTATTTTTTTCTACTTTTGTCTTATCAAGTTTTACAGGAATAGAAACTGGTTTTATACCAGAGAGTGCAAAGTCTACTGCTTTACCAAAATCATTTATGTTGCTTTCTACATCTCCAAGGCTTTGCGCAAAAGCAGTTACATTACTTGCTATTTTGTCAAATCCTTTTTTCCATTGTGCGCCAGTTAGTTCACCACCTTCTTGTGCAGCATTTAGCAACTCATTGAATACAAGTTGACCTATTTTTACAGTATTCACAAACTCACCAATCTTATCGTTTAGACTTTTTTGTTCTCCTTCTGTCTGTCCCAAGTTATCGGACCATTGTTTGAATGCTTTGTTGTATTGTAATTGTGCGTCTGTCTCTCCGTTTATAGCAGTAATCTGTTCGTTCTTTGTTGCTATTACCGCCTTTATATCGTCTATTGCCTTCTCGTTTAGTTTTAGAGTATCTTCGTAGTTATCACGAGTTATAGAACCTTGTTCCATAAGCGTTCTGTTTATCTCGTTATTCTTTTCGTCAACCTCTTTATTCTTTTGTATTTTTAGTTCCTCTGCGGCAATCTCTGCCTTTATTGCATCAATCCTTTCTTGTGCGGATTGTTTGTTCTTTGCGTCAAATCCGTCAAGTGCTTTACCTTGTTCTTTTATATTTGTGGAAAACTTATCAATCTGTATGTTTAGGAACTCATAGAACCTTTTATACTCGTCTTGTGCCAATACGATTTTAGTGCTTTCCTCAAACAACTCTCTTATTCTTTTACGCTCTTGTTCTGCAAGTTCTTTTCTTGTTTCGGCATACTGAGCCGATATAGCAGTTCTTGCTTCCTCACCAGACTTTTGTATCAAGTTCAAAGCAATTTGTGCTTTCTGTGCCTCAATGTTATTTGATTTTAGAAAGTTGTTCCAAGCCGATTGGAACCTTGTATCTTCTATTCCTGTAACCTCTATTTTTAGTTTTAGGAAGTCTTCGCTTTTTAGGTAGTCTTCTTGTAAACTATTTAGAAGTTCTTTTTGTGCGTCGCTAACTTCTTTATTTGCTTTTGCTTCTGCTGAAAGTTGTTCCAAGACTTTTTTATCATAAGTATCACCCCAAGTAGAAAGAAGTGCTTCCTGCATTTTTATCTCATTGTCATAGATTACTGCATTGACCTTATTCATATCAACAGCGAACTTTTTCGCGTTGTCAAGTTTGCTATCAGTAGTCTTTTTGTTGTCTTTTAGTCTTTTGTCGTTTTCCTTTTTCTCGCTTTGAGTTAGTTTGTTCTGGATAACTTCTCTTTCCAATGCGTATTGGTTTTCATAACCAACCGTTTTTTGGAGCATATTATCAATCTTGTCAAGTTCCTCTTGTTTCTTTTCTATTTTAGTATTAGTTTCTTTTGCAAGGTCGTCTTCTCCTTGGAAAATCAAATCAGTTCTTTGTTTACGCTCTGCTTTCAGTTCGTTTTCTAATGCGGTCTTTCTCTTTTTCGCATACTTTTCCTGTTCGTTTAGTTTTTCTAATTCAAGTTTAGAAATCTCTTTTGCGTCAGCACCACGACTTTCAGCAAGTTTCTTTCTGTTATCAATTTCTTTTATGACAGCATCTTCTTGTGCGTCAAGAAGTTTTCTACTATATTCTAATGAAGAGTTTAGTGCGTCGTTCTTTGCTTTTAGTTCGTCTGTGCTGGAAGAGAATAGGTAGTATACACCAACAAGAGCGGTTATAGCCGCGATAAGAATACCTGCTGGGTTTGCAGTCATTGCTGCGTTTAGAGCTCTTTGAGTTAGAGTTGCTGTTCCATTAGCAACGGCAAGTTGTGCCTTCGCAACGGTTTCTTTACCAACAAGTCCTACGGTTGCACCTCTCACAATGTTTTGTGTAAGTAAAACAGCAGCACTTTCTTTTTGTAAAAGTTCACCAATAGCCATTACACCGTTCAGCATAGACATTGCGGCATTTACTTTTAGAAGACTTTGTTCTAATGCTCCATTTTCTGCACCAAACAT